CCGACATATGTCTATTTGTTCAACAATGGTTTAACGTCTCACGGGACGGCCACAGTAAAGAACTTATGTATGTATGACCCCTGGGAGCTTGAACCCAAGAACTGGCCTTATAGGTCAGACATAGCATAAGCACCCCCTGCTTGCTCGCATACCTAGTTTCCTCGGAAGACGAACCGTGTCAAACCGGTCTTAGGGGTCGATCCCCAGTCTTCTAAGGTCCCTTATGTACTTCAGGTCTGGAAACAAGTTCCATTCCAGGCCAAGACGCATCAGGTGACCAAGAACGAGCAACTTTTAGGATTTGCGACCGCAAACGGGCCGCTTTAGTTACATCATTCTTGGTATCCAAGGCCTCTGCAAGAGGACCCCAGTCAAAGTCAATACCTGCTATAAGTTCATTCAGTTGGTCTACCGTGAAGTGAGACCAATCGGTATTCTCCCGAATTGAACGAGTAGAGTATGTCGCCACTTCAGCAGTCACTAACTCAGTTAGGGTCAGGATGTAAATCCAAAACCCAGGACTGAGGATAGTGATAAGGGCAGGGTAGCCCTTAGCAACGTCCATCCAATGTCCGTAGAAATGCTGTAAAGCATCTTTACTTCGTTGGAGAGCATTGTCCCGCTCCATTCTATTGAACGATGTAATCGTCCAAAGAACGGCGTGTGCCAATCCCGGATGCAACCAGCCCCCCCAAACACGCGATTGATTTGCAAGAGCAATCCAACCGGCAAGGGGGAGTTTGAAGCATCCTGAGGGACCCAACGTTGCGATAACACTTGCCATGGCGGAAGCTCGCTGCGACTTGTTGTCGTAGTAAGCTAACACCGTGGCAAATGACCCAACAACCTGGTGTGGTAATAGATTAAATAACTTGTCAGCAAGATCCTGATACAGTCCCACTAAATAACTTCCATTACGGAAGGCTTTTAGTAGCGCCTTTGCACCCACCGGACTATAATCATAGTTCGGAGTGGTCCAGCGTTTTGCGAATTCGCAAAATCCTGACTCGGATATTACCGATTTTGTTAAATTAATCTCAACACCTAGACTGGTTATAAGTGCAAGATAGCTCTTAGCTACAGCCTCATCGGCAATGACGATGTCATCACCTAGGAGGGCATAGTGAGGAAACCATCTTGTCCAACCAACCCGCATAGCCGCCACTTGTACTAACACATGATGTGTAAGAGCAAGTATCGCCCATGATGAGTAGGCACCCATAGGTTGACCGACACCATAAAGATATCGGACACCCTTAAGGTACCACCCTCGGGCAGTTAGAAGCATCCTCCAAGAGTAACCAAAATTAGCATTCGAAAGAAAGCTAACGATAGTTTCTTGGATGAGTACTGGTAACCGGTCCGTAGCTGCTGATAGATCAAAGGAATAAACCGTACCCTGGAAACGCAACTTATTCGAGCGGAGACGGAAGAGAGGTTTGTGTTGATCGTGAGTACCGTCTTGACGAATTGTTAGAAGAATTCTAAACAAGAAGTCATGAAGTGGTTTCAATAAACATTGAGTCCTCCA